TCGCCAACAACCTGACAGTTGGGGCATTTGCCGGATTCGGAGCCACCCCTTCGAATGCCCAGGTGATCGCACTTGCGGCTGCCACAACGTCGAAGGCCGCAATTAACTTCGCGTCCGGCGTCGCGCCCACGTCGCCCAACAACGGTGACTTCTGGTTCGACGGCACTGACTTCAAGGCCCGCGTTGGCGGCGTCACCAAGACCTTCACGCTCGTCTAAGAGGCATCCCATGACCACCATTCTCATTTAAGGATTTATACTTTATGAATAACATGATTACTGTCGAACTCAATGCTGACGAAAGGGCCGCTCTTCTTCAGTTACTCGACGGTGCTGCTAAGTTCTATGGCCTTCAGAGCAGTAAAGCAGTTGCATATTTTATTGATAAACTAGCTGCTGCGGAAACACCCAACAAGGAAAATACTCTCAATGGGTAAATTGGTTTTCTCTCTCACAGATAATTCTGGTAATGTTGTAACCGAAGAGCGCGCTGTTAGCGACAGCGATGGTGCACGAATCATTGCGGCCTACGGTGCTATCTACGCTACTAAGTGGGTTGATGCTGATGGCAATAGTTTCCAACCCAGTGTTGCTCAAGTATTTAAGGAGTGGGTTGACGGTATTGTGGAAGGCTCTACAGCTAATGTTGCTTCTGTCGAGAAACAACAGGCTCTTGTTACTGCTGTAGCCCAAGTGAATGAGATCAATATTTCGTGAGTACAAACACCAAGGACATTATCAGAGAACGTGCCTTAACTGACTTGGAGAGCTTTATTAAACTAGTGCATCCCGGTCGAGTGATGGGGCATGTGCACTCTGAGCTTTGTACTTGGTGGATACGTCAGGACTCTAAAAGTCATCAATTAGTTCTACTGCCTCGTGATCATCAGAAGAGTGCTATGATTGCCTATCGAGTAGCATGGGAGATCACTAAGAACCCTGCTATTCGTGTTCTGTATATTTCTAGTACTGCTAATCTAGCGACAAAACAGCTTAAGTTTATTAAGGACATCATCACATCTGATATCTACAGGTTCTACTGGCCTGAGATGGTTAACCCGGAGGAAAGCAAACGTGAGAAGTGGACTGAAACTGAAATCTCTGTTGACCATCCCCTTCGTAAGATCGAAAACCTCCGAGACCCAACTGTCTTTACCGCTGGACTTACCACGAACATTGTGGGACTCCACTGTGACATCGCCGTCCTTGATGACGTCGTGGTTGACGAATCAGCCTATACAGAAGAAGGCCGTTCTAAGGTTCGCAATCAAGTCAGTTATCTTGCTTCTATTGCTGGCACCGATAGTCGCCTTTGGGCTGTAGGAACTAGGTACCATCCCAAAGACCTCTATAACGACTTCATGGAAATGATCGTAGAGGAGTTTGACGAGGAGGGAAATATTGTCAAGACCGATCAACTCTACGAACTCTTCGAACGACAGGTTGAAGACAGGGGCGATGGTTCCGGTAATTTTCTATGGCCAAGAATGCAGCGAGGCGACGGAAAGTGGTTTGGTTTCAATCGAGAAATCCTCGCTAAGAAGAAAGCCCAATACGCGGACCGAACCAAGTTTCGTGCTCAGTACTACAACAATCCTAACGACCTTAGTAGTTCTAGTATCAAGCCTGATATGTTTCAGTATTACGACAAGGCTTTTCTAAGGCAAGACTCCGGTAAGTGGTACTTCAAAGGTAAACGTCTTAATGTCTTCGCTGCTATCGACTTCGCATTCTCGCTCAACAAGAAGGCCGACTACACCTGTATCGTTGTTATTGGTATTGATGCTTCTAATGGCATTTACATCCTTGATATTGACAGGTTCCGTTCTAATCAAATATCTGAGTACTTTGATCATATTCTGCGTATGCATCATAAGTGGGATTTCAGAAAGCTTAGAGCAGAAATAACGGTCGCACAAGAGATCATCGTTAAGGCTCTTAAAGACGATTACATCCGTGCGTATGGCTTAGCGCTTTCAATTGTTGATCATCGTCCTTCATTCAAGGAAGGTACAAAAGAAGAGAGAATTGAATCTTCTCTTCAGCCCAAGTACTCTAATCTTCAGATGTGGCACTACAAAGGCGGTAATTGTGAACTTTTAGAGGAAGAGCTTGTTTCTCAAAGACCAGCACATGATGACATTAAAGATTGCCTCTCTAGTGCTGTTGCTATCGCCATTCCTCCTAATTTCTCTGGCGTATCTAATCTCTCTCTCAGTAAACGTTCAGCGGAAGCTGGAGAACCTTTATACCATCCAAGGTTCGGTGGTGTTGCAAGATAAGGATAATCATTAATGGCTCGCGTTCTGGAACTAGAACATCATCTACTGAAGGACAACACTGCTGTGCACATTGCACGGCACTATATTAATTGGGATGGTAGGCGTCAAAATTGGGTTAAAGAAAAAGAAGAGATTCAACGGTACATCTTCGCAACTGATACAACGAAGACGACTAACTCTAAGCTACCCTGGTCTAATAAGACCACTCTTCCAAAATTGACACAGATTAGAGATAATCTATCCGCCAACTACATGGCCGCTATGTTCCCTAAACGGAAGTGGTTAATGTGGGAAGCTGACGATAAGGAGTCCAATAGCCCTGAGAAGGTTAAAGCTATTGAGACTTATATGTCTTGGGTTCTGGACCGTAATCAGTTCTATTCTGAAGTCTCTAAGTTAGTTCTTGACTATATCGACTACGGCAATGCTTTTGCTACTGTTGAGTGGACCGATCAAACCGTTCTTACTGATCAAAAGGAACAGGTTGGCTACGTTGGTCCAGCTATCCGTCGAATCAATCCTCTTGACATTGTGTTCAATCCTACGGCTCCTTCTTTCGAGACTAGCCCTAAGATTGTACGTTCTCTGGTCACCATGGGTGAAGTCCATGAGATGCTGGAGCGTTTGAGCTTGGACGACAAAGAGCGTGAGTTCTACAAAGAACTCTATGACTACATGCTTAAAGTTCGTCTATTGGCTGCCGAACACCCAGGTAATGTTAAGACCTTAGATGCCATCTTTAATATCTCCGGCTTCGATTCTTTTAGGGCTTATCTAGCTTCCAACTTTGTCGAAATCTTGACCTTCTACGGTGACATCTATGATCGACACACTGATACGTTCCACAAGAACCGCATTATTAAAGTGGTCGATCGTCATAGGGTCTTGTGTGAGTACGACAATCCTTCTTACTTTGGGTGTGCTCCTATTTATCATGCTGGCTGGCGCATTCGTCCTGATAACCTTTGGGCAATGGGTCCTCTGGATAACCTTGTTGGTATGCAGTACCGTATTGACCACTTGGAGAACATGAAGGCGGATGTCTTCGATCTTATTGCGTATCCTCCTTTGAAGATCAAGGGATATGTCGAAGACTTCGAATGGGGTCCCTTTGAACGTATTTATACTGGTGACGACGGTGATGTAGAGCTACTTAGTCCTAACGTTCAGGCACTTCAAGCAGACAATCAAATTATGATGCTTGAGGCCAAGATGGAAGAGATGGCAGGCTCACCTAAAGAAGCTATGGGCTTCCGCACTCCTGGTGAAAAGACTGCCTACGAAGTACAAAGACTTGAGAACGCAGCTTCTCGTATCTTCACTAATAAGATCGCTCAGTTCGAACGTGACGTCACAGAGCCACTGATCAACGCTATGCTTGAACTAGCAAGACGCAATCTGAACAAGGCTACCGTTAGGACCTTCGATCCTGAGTTTAAGGTTGCTCTGTTCCAGGACACCACTCCTGAAGATATTACCGGTAATGGTCGTATTAAGCCCATTGCTGCACGACACTTCGCGGAGCGTGCACAGCAAATCCAGGATATCAACGCTTTCTTCGGAAGCCCTGTTGGCCAAGACCCAATGGTTAAGGTTCACTTCTCTGGACTTAGGACTGCTCAACTCTTTGAGCACCTCCTGGAAATCCAGGACTACGAGCTTGTATCTCCTTATGTGGCTCTTGCTGAACAGAAGGATATGCAGATGGCTCAGAACTCTCAACAAGAACAGATCGCAATGGAGACGACAACTCCTAGCGGCCTAACCCCGGATGATCACGACCTATAATGTTTACTAAGTGGACTTCGCACCTTAAGACCAAAGAAGAGCGTGAAGCATTTCAAAAGCTCCTAAGAAACACTGACAAGCGAGTCTTAGAGCGAATAGAACTTCTCTTAAGTAGTTCAATACAACAAGCTAGGAACGAAGAAATTGATCCTTCCATATACGATTCTCCTTCCTGGTCACACAAACAAGCACACTACAATGGCTATGTGCAGGGCTTGACTGAAGCCTTAGATTTGATCCTAGACCTGAAAGGATAATCATTTTGAGTAACGACCTGTTTACTAATAACCCTCAGATTACGACTGAGGTTAACTATGTCGAAGCAATGTCCCAGAAATTCAATAAAGAGGGAAAGCTTGATGTAGAAGGACTTGCTAAGGGCAAGTTCGAAGCTGATCAGTTTATCGAGACAATGAAAACTGAGATGGCAGAGCTTCGTAAAGAATTGGATACTCGGATTTCACTGCAAACCTTTTTGGACCAACAGAAGAATACGCAGATTGCGCCTCCGGTTAGTAGTTCTGTACCTACCAGTCAGAACCAGAACACGCAAGGCAATGAGCCGGTTACCACCAAGAAAGAGGATATTGCTGAGCTTGTTAAGCAAGCAATTCTTCAAGAGAAAACCGCATTAACCCGTGAGCAGAATATCGCTGTATCTGTTTCCGAACTTCAAAAGATGTTTGGTAATTCCTACGTCGATAAGCTGACTAAGGTCTCTCAAGACCTAGGTGTTGGTAAAGAATTCCTTAACGAGTTAGCAGCCACTCAGCCTAAGGCTTTCCTTAAGCTAGTGTCTGACAACACAGCCCCAAAGACTACGCCTACTAATGCCTTTGTGCCCCCTAGGACACAACAGACTCAGGCTCCGTCTAGTAGTGCTGGTGCTCGTAACTGGAACTATTACCAGAACCTTAAGAAGAGCGACCCTAAGACCTACTTTGCATCAACCACACAAAACGAAATGCACCGCGAGGCTCTTAGACAGGGTGATGCTTTTTACAATTAATTTGGAAAAGAGGTTCATTTAAATGTCTGGTTTTACTACTGGCACTAATGACCATCTGATTCGTTCAAACCTCTGGAGCAATCAGCTTAAAGAGGTCCTTCTGGACGAACTGATGGGTACGCGATACGTCGACATGATCACTGACTTCCCGGATGGTGACACGATCAACATTCCGTCGATTGGTCAGGCTGAGGTCGCTGACTACGTTGAAGATCAGCAGGTCCGTTACACTGCAATGGATAAGGCTGCTTAAGTAGCCAGTGTTCATCTAAAACTGAGCTATATGCTGGAAACTCCTTAGAGCCTTGAGTACCAAATGGTAAAAATCTCAAGGATTGGACAATCAGCAGGAAAGGAAAAGAAAGATGGTTGCTACAGAAGCCGAATTAGGTTGGTTTGCTGGAATGCTTGAAGGAGAAGGTTGTATTACTTTCTTCAAACAAGCTAGAAGTCGTGGTGGTTTTGACATCATAACTGGAATTCAGATTACCAATACTGATATTAATATCATTAATGCTCTTCTTGAAATTCTTAAAAAGTGCGAACTATCTTGGCACGTAAGAAACAAGAAGGTCTATTCTAAGAACCATAGTGAATGTTGGTATGTAGAAGTTAGACAGCAGAAGATGATAAAGAAGTCCTTAGAAATTTTTATTCCATTTATGTTCGGAAACAAGAAAGCTAAGGCAAAACTCGTTCTGGATTATCTTTCCAAACGTGAAAGAGACTCTGAGATGTCGGGTAAATTTAATACTCGATATTCTAAGGACGACTTTTCCATGATCCCCAGAGGCCATATGCTCAGCTCCCAAGTGGATGAAGATATGGTCCATGCCCTTTAGAAATATAGGGATTACCAGACTGGTAACTTCACGTTCAGCATCGATCAGTACAAGTCGAGCGCTACGTACATCACTAACCGCATGAAGCAGGACTCCATGTATATGGATCGTCTGGTTGCTAGCTTCGTGCCCAAGCAGAACCGCGCCATTATGAAGGCCATGGAAGCTAAGATTCTTAGCGTTGGTCCGGATGGTCAGACTGCTTCGGACACCAACACGATCAACGGTGCTTATCACCGCTTCGTCGCTGGTGGTACTGGCAACGTCATTTCGGTCACGGACTTCGCTAAGGCACTCTATGCTCTTAAGAAGGCCAACGTGCCCACGACTAATCTCGTGGCTGTCGTTGATCCGTCGGTCGAATACACGATTAACACTATCACGAACATCACCAACGTTTCGAACAACCCGCAGTGGGAAGGTATCGTTGCGTCGGGCATCTCTAGCGGTATGCGGTTCCTTAAGAACATTTACGGCTTCGATGTGTACGTGTCGCAGAACCTTAAGACGGGTATCAGTGAGACTGTCAACTCCGTGTCGGTTACGAACGGTGCTGCCAATCTCTTCTTCTCGGCTGCTTCTGATGTGCTCCCCATTGTCGGCCTGCTTCGTCAGCCCCCGAAGGTGGATTCCGAGTACAACAAGGATCGCCAGCGTGAAGAGTATGTGACCACCTGCCGCTATGGCTTCAAGCTGTATCGTCCGGAGAACATGGTCACGGTCATTTCTGACACCTCCAAGGTCTATAGCTAATAAAGGAGTAATTAGAAATGTCTTGGCAGAATAATGATGGCCTCTACGTCAAGTTTGGCGTCGAGGAGGGTCAGGTCGGTAAGGGTGGTACGTACCTCGTTGACGGCCCGCTCCAGATTACTGAGTTCAAGTTTGACTACACTGATTGCGTTCTTGCTTCGGCCATTCTTGGCACCAAGGACGGCCCGACGGGTGTGACTGCTGGCGCTGCCGGTATTCTCCTCCCTCGCGGCATTCGTATTGAGACGGTTGAGGTTGTCGCTGAGACGGCCTTCACCAGCTCTGGTACGATTGGTTCGGCCACGCTTGACATCGGCCTTATTCGCAATGATCGCTCGACGAGCTACGACGATGACGGCTTTGTGGCCGCCCTCGCTTTCTCGGCTCTCGACACGGTCGGTGAGAAGAATGTGATCAACAAGGGTTCGACTGGCGCTGGTGCTTTCATTGGCACGACGCTCGCTAACTCGGGTTGGATTGTCCTTAACAATGACCAGCATGCTTCGCATCCGCTGACGGCTGGTAAGGGCATTGTTCGCATCTACCACTACGTCCCGCAGACGGCTGGCTAAGAGAGGTTTGACCAATGGCTGATAAAACAAATGCAATTGATCAGCGTGGTCAATACGAACTTGTGGGTAATGGCACCGCGACGGCTTCGTCCGGTGCCGCTACTCTTAATCGTTATGTGGGGCGTATTACGTCGGAGTCGCTTACTACTGCGGCTGCGGCTGAGTACACCCTCACTCTGACGAATGATCGTATTGAGGCGACTGATATTATCCTCTGGACTGTTGGTCTTGGGTCTTCCACGACTGGTACTCCAGGTCAGGGCGGCTGCACGGTTTCTGCTGGTCAGGCGGTGTTCACGGTGACTAACCTTCATGCGAGTGCTGCGTTCAATGGCACCATCGTGGTTAGCTACATCATTTACAAGACTGCTTGATAACTAAATAGAGGCTATATGTCCAAAGTCACTTTAAACGATCTCGCAAGTTTGGCTAACGAGGCTTCGGCTATAGCCTCTATTAATTCTAATAACACT